AGATTTCTTTGTTACCTTCTTCGTCTATAATCAAATCCAATTCCCAACCGTTCTCCGCATAGAACTCACTTCCATCCATCTCATCTGCAATCTCTCTTGCTTCTTCAAATGAATTAGCTTCGACTTCTGCGGAATAATAACTACGATAAACAACTGTGTACCTCATACAAACACCCCCTTAATAATTAAATACAATTTCAGCTCCATACATCAAGCAATTCAAATCCAGGCTATTCAACTTTTTTTCCGCTGCATCACGTTTTTCGCTAATATCCATATCATCGTCATCAAGTATCGGTCGAAGTTCCTTTTCAATAATATCTACTTCATCAGGAGTCGGTTCATCATTCGGCTCATTAAGATTAATATAAACATCATAATTCAGGAATCTCATATCCGTATATAAGTTAATATAGTAACCGGTTGCAACTCTATGCGTGTTCATACCTGTACCCCCATTCATGCTCAGTAACAATCGTGTTATCAATCAAACCATGCATATCCTTTTGTATCAAATTCATCTGCATATCTAAACATATTTACAAAATCTTCGAATTCTTCTTTTGTTTCAAACTCACCAATCTTTTCAATGGCCTCGACAGATACTCTATAATCACTTCGCTTATCACTAATAACGTACCCGTGTACAATATATCCATTCCATTTATTCATGAACTCAATAAACTCTTCGATGGATGGAGCATCATTCTGCCGATCGTCTGGGCTTGCAAAATTCATTTCGACAAGCTTACCAAGCAAATCAACACTCATATTGCCAAAACTTCTGTAACCTCCCATATAGCTATCAGGGTCATACTTTCCAAAAATCATTTCATCTCTTGTTTTAATGTCCTTATTTAATTTCATACTATTCACCTTTCCTTTCTTACCAATCAACTTCCGTTGCCATCGCCCAGTCGTATACCTCTTCGCTATATTCATGAAGATCATCTATTGTAATTCCATATTTCTGTAACTCGTCACAAGCGTCAATGTCATTCATATTCTCTTCTTTTGCCTGCTCAAAGAAATCATCAAGCCAACTATGTAAATCAATCTGACTTTTAGGTTCAAGCCGGACATCATCATTTTCTCTACTATGAAACCGCATATACATTATTGGACTTCCTTCCGTATCAAGGACTTGTGAATCCATTGGATACATAACCAACTGCCTTATCATTTCTCTTACTGTCATATTGCTCTACCTCCTTATGAAATATCGTTTTCATTCTCCTACACTACTATCAATATTATCTCTATTTTCCTCCTTTATTCGCTTAAATATTTTCCTAAATTTTCGTCGCTCATATACCATTCTGCGCTGTCACAATAATAATAAATACTTTCATCAATTGCTTTGGCTTCATCGTTCTTATATTCCAAATGATGCCCATCATCATCCATCAATACATATTCCAGTTCTATCGGAGCGACTGTATACTGATACTTATCTCCGTTAATGGTTACAGTTATTTCTCTTGTCGGATACTCAATTCCTTCAAACGTAATGTATGCCATCTTACCACCATCCTCCCTTGCGATATTCTTCGTCAGATACTATTGTTTCAAAATCTCCGTCACTAGTTATATTTTTAACAATGCCCATTTCTTCACCCACTCTGAGGATTTCTCTTACCGCATAATCATATGGCTTAAGAGCAGTCTTACAGAAATTCCATTCTGATTCGTTAGTAATTGCGAACGTCTCATGCCCGAGATCATTCTCTTCCGGCCCATTTAATGCAACCCGCTCAAGTGTAACCTCCGGTTCGCCGGTTCCATCCCACCCACAAATTGTGATTCCCTTTTTCCTTGCATCAGCGATAATCTTGTTTACTGCGTCAACAAATTCCTGTGTGATCGGTTCATCTGTTCTTGTCCAATAACGTGTATATCCCATATTTAGTTTCCCTCCTTTGTTATGTATTAATAGATTTCTTTGTTACCTTCTTCGTCTATAATCAAATCCAATTCCCAACCGTTCTCCGCATAGAACTCACTTCCATCCATCTCATCTGCAATCTCTCTTGCTTCTTCAAATGAATTAGCTTCGACTTCTGCGGAATAATAACTACGATAAA